GGCAGACGCGCGAAAGAGTCCCCAATGCGCTTTCTGTTATTTTTAGGGACAACATAAGATTGTGAGCCGCGATGCCAGCCAGAACCGTTGCTGCGAAAACCATGGATGTGGGGAAGAAAAATGGAAGAAAACACTGGACAGCGAAAGAGATCCAAGCGCGCGAGGAAAGCGCGCGGGCCTTCGAGCGCGCGGATAAGGCGAGCATTGCCCCTCCGATCTGGCTGAGCAGGTCAGCGCGCGAGATCTGGGACAAGAAAATCACTGAGATCGCCGGGCTGACCGGTGGAAAGGATATGCTCGACGCGCTGGACAGTGAGATCCTTGCCTTGTTCTGCGAGGGGGTGTCAAAATACAAGAAGATCGCCGATAAAGCACGACTAACAAAGGATGATCATCGGATCCTGCAAACGTATATGCGGCGGATCCTGGAATATTCGGAACGGTTAGGTTTCACTCCAGATGCACGCACGCGACTGATCAAGAAGCGCGCGGATGAAATACCCAGGGATGAATTCGGGGAGAAGTTTGATTGATGCACCCAGCCACGCAATACGCGGTCAACGCGGTCGAGCAAACCATCGTTACCGGGAGATGGGAACGGCTCGCATGTCTGCGTCACCTGTGTGATCTAGCGCGCGCTGGGCAGCTGCCGGCGTTGATTGCAAAGCGGATCGAGAAGGCAACGGCCAGACCCGTCCCGCCGCGCGATCCGGAGTGGCTGTGGACCTTCGATCCAGAGCAGGCAACCTTTGTTTCGATAGAATGGTTTAAGCAACTGGTCCATGTGGAGGGACAATTAGCAGGGCAGCCGATTGAATTAATTCCAGCACATGTGTTCGAGCTGAGCTGCATCTTCGGCTGGGTTTCCCGATCAGAAAAGATCACGCGCGCGAATGGACGTGAGACGGGCCTGCGCAGATTCAATATGGCATTCGTGACCGAGGCACGCAAGAATGCAAAGACCACGCGCGGCGCGGGCATCGGTCTCTATATGATGCTGGGAGATACCGAAATGAGTCCGTCAGTGTATTGCACTGCGGTGGACCGCAACCAGGCACGGGTGCTGTACAACTATTCAAAGACGATGGCAGATAAAAGCCGGGACCTGCGCAAACGCCTGCGGATTGCAAAATATGAGATAAGTCATCGGACGCGCGGCGGGGAAATGAAGGCGTTCTCCGGAGAGATCAAGAACAAAGATTCATTCAATCCATCGTGCGCGTTCATCGATGAGTATCATGCGCATCCGACGAGCAAGTTGTTCGATGTGATGTCCAGTGCGCAGGGCCAGCGCGCGCAGCCATTGATCTTCACGATCACCACTGCAGGGGATGATGTGGAGAGTCCATGTCACCAGGAATATGAATATTGCAAGTTGATCCTGGAAGGGTCCGTGAGCGATAAGGCGGATGCGACAAAGAACGAACGTTATTTTGTCATCATCCGTGAAATGGATGAACGCGACGATGAGCACGATCCTCGCAACTGGATCAAATCAAACCCGCTGCGGGCATCCACACCGAAAGGGCTGGAAAAATTGAAACAACAGCACGATACCGCGTTTGGCTCGAAGATCCCGGAGAAGATCCGTTCGTTCCGGATCAAGAACTTAAACAAATGGCAGCATGGGAATGAGCATAGTTATATGGGCGATTACATGGTGGGTGAGGGCAGCCAGCAATCGCAGTGGGACAAATGCGCGGTGTCACGGCAAACGTTCCTGGAGATGACGCGCGGCTTGTTGTGCATCGTGGGCGGGGATCTTTCGAAGAAGATCGATCTCACCGCCCTCGCGTATCTTTTTGCCTTGCCAAATGATTGCATTGGGATATCGGCTCATGGATTCATGCCGGAGGGCGCGGTGGATAAACATCGGAAGACTGACAAAATCCCGTACCGCGATTGGGCGAAGGCCGGATGGCTGACGATCACCCAGGGGGATGTGACCGATTATCAAACGTTGATCGATCAGATCGAGGCGATCAACGGAAAATTGCTCGCCGAAGAATTGGCTTCTGATGATGAAAAAGAAAAAAAACGGACAATGACCAGGCTGTTGAAGTATCATTACGCGGCGCTGAATGGCTGGCAGGTGCATGAATTCTGCTATGATCCATACAATGCGACGCATCTAAAAAACGAACTGGATGATCTGGGCTATACCACCATCGAAGTGCGGCAGACGATGCCGAATCTAAATGAGCCAACGAAATTATTTCGAGAGGCGGTCGCCAGTGGCAAGCTCGTGCATGATGGATCGCCTCTGCTGACCTGGTGCGTGGGCAACGCGCAGGAGATCATCGACACAAAGGAGAACATTATGATCTCGAAGAAAAATGCAGGCGACACGAAGCGCGTCGACCTGCTGGCTGCCGGGATCGATGGTTTGTTCCGGATCCAGCCATTGCGCGAGATGACTAGTTACCAGGAATACGTTAATTCGGATGAGTTTGGGTTGTGAAACGCAGAAGGCAGAAAGAATGAAAAAATTAAACGAAATCCTTGATGATCAATACAGCGAAGCCAAAGGCTCACCGGGCAAAAACGTCATACGGATCTTACCGCGCGGGTTGATGGTGGAGATGTGCTGCGCATTGGACTATGTTCTCTTGTCGATCATGCGCGATCGCGTGTGTCCCTCTGAGCAGGAATGGAAGACGGTTTATAAATATCTTCCGTTTCAGGCGGCATATGAAGAGCCCAACGCCGGACGGCTGGGAAACCGATACACTCTGACAGCTTGCTTCGAGATTCAACACGAAATTTCGCGTGAATTTTTTGCGGAATAGATTTGCAAGGTTTCAGCGGTTGAAAATTGTGTATAATCGCAGCAACTGAATAACCTGTTGCGGTCCTGGTGCAGTCCGGGACACACTCAGTCGGAGGACGCGCCCGATATGGATATATCCATATCGGGCGTTTGCATTTCTGGAGGCAGATGGAAGAGCAGCCGAAGCTTCTTTTGATCGTGAAAGTATCGAAGGGCATGGTGGTGCGCGACACACCCAGACCTGAATCGCAGGGAGGAAAAGCCTTGCGCAGTGTGCCAGTGGGAGCGCAGCTGTATGCGTATGGGATCCATTATGTTCAGAACGTGCCGTATGCACGGCTTGTGCCACTGAACCCACAGCGACCGGAGTGGATCCGGGTCGCGGAAGCAGATGGCAGCAGTGAGTATGTGGATGTCATCGAGCTTGGAGAAAAAGACAATACGGAGGCGCTGTCCGAGTCGGTGACGATGCTGGCGAATTCGATCACGCTGCTGGCTACGGGCGTTCGGGAATGGGCCAGGAAGTGATGAGACGAATTTTTTATTTTGTGCTCGGGCTGCTTTTCGTTCCCACCTGGATCAGGTTGCTTGTTCACGAAAGGCGCGTGTTGTTTTCGGGTCCGACGGATTGTGCGGAAGAGGATGTGCCCGTTATCCATGAGAAATTATCTTGACGATATTTTTTATTGGCTTGGAGCTGCGTTGATCACCACGGGCGCATACTTCATTTTTCCTGTGGCCGCCCTTTTTTCAGCCGGCATTTTTTGTTTGTTCTTTGGCTACCTGATCGGAAAGGCTAAGGCGAATCAGTCATGATTGTTACCGGTGCGTTAACACCTGCGAAGCCAGCCGAGCAGCCAGGCAAGCTCGAGTCGGTGCCGGACCAGGGCGGGAGCATCTACACGGGCCGCGTGCAAACGAAGGCCAGGCAGCCTGTGGGTCCGGAGCTGTCGAAACGCGTGGCGGTGGTCTTTCGCTGTGCGAATGGCATCAGTGACGATATCGCCAATATGCCGCTTCAGCTATATCGCCGCACGAACAATAAGACCGAACAGATCCCACCGGATGTGAACCTGCGCAATATGGCCTACCTGCTCGAGGTGCAGCCGAACCGTTGGATAACGCCATTCATCCTGAAGAAGACCGCGATGATGTGGCTGCTCTTCTGGGGCAATGCTTTGATCTGGCAGCCAGCGCCGCCCGCGCAGCGCGAGTTGTTCGTCCTGCCCACGAACATGACGACGCCCAAGCTCGATCAGAATGGATATTTGTGGTACGAGGTGCGCTTCCCCAACGGTGACAAAAAGATGATCCCTGCGGTCGAGGTGATGCACGTGATGATCAATTCGACAAATGGGATCTGGGGCAGATCTGTACTGGAGTACGCGCGCGAGACGGTGGGCCTGCGGTTGGGGATGTCTGAAACGCAGAGCAGCATTCAGGGGAAAGGCTTGAACCCATCCGCCTATGTGCAGGTCAACGCATCGCTCGATAAAGCGGGCCGGGAGAAATATCGAGAAGCCTACAGCGAGCTGATCTCGGGTTCTGAGAACGCGGGCAACCTGGTGGTCTTCGATAACAAGGTGACGAAATTCGAGCCAATCACGATGAAGCTGACCGAAGCGCAGTTTTTGGAGAGCATCGATCACTCAGATCTCGATCTGGCGAATTTTTTCAAGTACCCGGCTTATAAGCTCAACATGGGGAAGCAGTCGTATGAGAGCAATGAACAGCAGGACCTGGATTACCTGAAGTCAACGCTCGACCCGCACCTGGTGCAGTGGGAGCAGGCGGCGCGTTTGCGCTGGCTGGCCGAGGCTGATCAGCAGAGCGGTTATTTCAAATTCATCCGTGAGTCGATCCTGCGCACGAATGCCAAGAGCCGCGCGGAGCTGCATGCGATTCAGATCGCTTCCGGTATGTTGACGGCCAATGAAAGCCGCGGGATCGAGGACCGTAACAGTTATCCGGATGGCGATAAGTTCTGGATGACGCGGAACAATGGCGAGATTGGAGTTCCTGAAAATGCCAAAGCGTAAAGGCAGTGATCAGTTATCAGTGATCAGTGAGATGGGTTCAGATTCCAGGTTGGAGATGTTTCTGGACAGCGAGCAGAACGCAGAAAGCAGAGGGCAGCCGATGAAGCAATCTTATGTCTTGCAATCTTTTGTTGAGACTCCCTGGGCGATCCTGCCCTATAAGCTGGCTGTGTTGGAAGAGATCGTGATCCGGCATGTGTCTGGCGAAAAGTTGGATGCGGAAGAAATCCAGGCTCGTATCCATGGGGCGACTCGCCCACAAGACCGCAAAGTGCAAAGCGTGGCGATATTGCCGCTCTTCGGGACCATCTTCCCGAGGGCGAACATGATGACCGATATTTCAGGCGCGACGAGTGCAGAGCGTTTTGGCGCCACCTTTTCAGATCTGGTCAACGATCCGGAGATCAACGCAATCGTCCTGGATGTGGACAGCCCGGGCGGACAGGTAAACGGGATCGATGAGCTTTCCACACGGATCTTCGAGGCGCGCGGGAAGAAACCAATCGTGGCTGTGGCTAATCACACCATGGCGTCAGCGGCCTATTGGATCGGGACCGCTGCGGACGAGGTGGTTATCAGTCCATCTGGCGAGGTGGGTTCGATCGGTGTGTTCGCAGTGCATAAGGACATCAGTGGGTCGCTCGAGCAGGTAGGCATCAAGGTGTCGCTGATCAGCAGGGGAAAATACAAAGTGGAGGGGAATCCGTATGAGCCACTGGCTGAGGAAGCGCGGGCTGCCATCGGTGTGAGGGTCAGTGATGCTTATGATGCGTTTATTAATTCCGTTGCCCGCAACCGGGGAGTAAAGGCAGCCGATGTGCGAAACGGTTTCGGTGAGGGGCGCGTGGTTGGCGCCCGCCAGGCCCTGGAGTTGGGGATGGCTGATCGAGTGGGTACATTGGAAGAAACCATTTCTCGTTTGTTCAACAATGGGAATATCCCGTCTGGAGCGGCATCCAGCAGGTCGCTGCTGACGGATGATACGGAGCGCGAGGCGCAGAGCCTGCGTGACTATGTCCAAATTTTCAAGTAAGGAGAATCTACATGCCGAACCTAAAGCCCTATTACGATGCCGCACTTGCTGCGGATGCAGAGGTGAAGCGCATCCTGAACGAGATGGATGCTGCTTTCAACGAGGGAACGGACGAAGGCAAAGAGAAGGCACTTGCTCTGCGCCCCACGCTGGATGAGGCGAAGATCAAAGCCGAGGAAGCCAACAAGTTGTATGCCAGCATGCGGGACGCATCGCTGGTGAACGACAGCATGGCTGCACTCTTCACCACGCCCCCCGATCCCGCCAAAGACGACCAGACGGATGAGAATCCCAAGGTCATGAAGCTGCATGATTTCAATGCGCTTTCCCCCAAAGACCGACTGGCTTTCTCGAAAGCTGGCGGGAAACTCGAAGACTGACCCCCTCTGTCACTTCGTGACATCTCCCCCAAATACGCTTCGCGGATTTAGGGGAGGGGAGTAGTCATCACATAAGGAAAAAATATCATGGCAAACGAAAATACACTCACGGGGTTGATCCCCACCATCTACGTAGCCGCTGACATCGTTTTGCGCGAGCAGACCGGCTTCCTTGGTGCGGTCTACATGGACCCGTCTGGCGAGATGGTCGCCAAAGACCAGAACATCACGTACCCAATCGTGCCAACGATCGCCGCAACGGACGTTGCTCCCGCAGCGGTCCCCACCGAGCCGGCCGGCGCAGCGCTTGGTACCGGCACGATGACCATCAGCAAGGTTAAAAAGGCTCCATTTGTGTGGAAGGGCGAAGAGCAGTTTTCCATTGGCGCCAACTACGAGAAGGTCAAAGAAAGCCAATTTGCACAGGCATTCCGTGTGCTTGTGAACGAGGTCGAGTTGGATCTATTCCTGGCTGCAAAGCGCACCGCCTCGCGCGCCTACGGGACGGCTGGCGCCACGCCATTTGCAACTGCCGGCGTGCTGACCGATGTCGCTGAAACCCGAAAGATCCTGGTTGACAATGCCGCCTGGACGAGCGACATGCACATGGTGCTAAACAGTACGACGGGATCGAAAATCCGCGGCACACAGTCCAGCCTGTTTAAAGTGAACGAAGCGGGAAGTGCTGAGCTTCTGCGCGATGGTAGTCTCGGCAGGCTGGAAGGTTTTGATATGCACGAATCCGCTGCCATTGTCAGCCACGTGAAAGGCACGGGCACGAGTTATGTGGTCAACGGTTCGCATGCTGTGGGTGCGACTACCCTGGTGGCGAAGACCGGCTCAGGGACCGTCCTGTATGGGGATGTGCTGGCGCTCGAGGATGACACGACCAACAAGTACGTGGTCAACACCGGTATTGCCGCGCCTGGATCCATAGTCCTTGGCAGTCCCGGCTTGCGCCAGCTGCAGACCGATAGCAAGACCATCACGATCGGCGCAAATTACCTGGGCAACTTTGCGTTCGAGCGGAATGCCATCCACCTGCTCACTCGCGTTCCCAAACTGCCGATAGAAGGCGCTCTGGGCGAGCATGAGATCATCACCGATCCGTTCAGCGGCATCTCGTTCCTGGTGTCTATGTATCCGGCGTATCACGAAGTGATTGTGGAAGTCTCACTGGCCTGGGGTGTGAAGGCAGTCAAGAGCGACGCGATCGCAACCCTGCTTGGATAGTCTGACTCCCTCTGTCTGACCCCACCCCCGACCCCTCCCCCAAAATGGGAGAGGGGGGTAAGAGGAGAAACTATGACAACTGTGTTGATGCAGAAAGCTGGAGAGGCTGATATTCTTGTTGATTCGACCAACGTGACTCCGCATGAGGCTTTAGGCTGGCGCCGCGCCAGGATCGAGATCAGCGCGGACGGTCAGTCTTTGGTGGTTCCCCACGGGACCTATATTGATATCCAATCAGGCGCGCTGAAGCTGGATGGCGTGCAGATGGTCTCCTCCGCGGCGGAACTTAATTCGCTCGACCTGAATGAAGACCTGCGGCAGATGGTCCATTACACGATCACGCCGGATGCGGAAAGCGCGGTGTCGGTAATGGCTGCGCAGAACCTGAGCGGCGACGCGCAAGTGAAGACGACAGGACTGACGAACCCGGATGTGCCGCGCACAGTGACGGTCAAGGGGAATCTTTCGGGGATCACAGGCGACGTGGTCGTGACCGGCACGAATATCAGCAATGGGGCCATCGAGGACACCATCGCGTTGAATGGCACTGCTGAGGTGGAAGGCGTTGCGGCATTCAAGACCGTGACGCAAGTTGATCTGCCAGCCGAGTCACATACGCCAGTGGAACAGGTTGAAACAGCTACGGTCGTTGGAACTGTGACAGGCGATGGCAATGCGTCTGTAGTTGTGACCGCGGCCGGGATGACCGGCAGCCCGAAGACGAAAAGCGTGGCTGTGCTGGAAAACGATACCGCCAGTGATGTGGCTGGCAAGATCCGCACCGCGCTGGGATTAGATGCCGATGTGATTGCCAGGTTTGCAGTCAGCGGGGCCACGGATAAGGTTATTCTCACCAGACTGGCACCAGCTGCCAATGATGCGACGCTGAACATGTCCATCGATAATGGGACCTGCACGGGTCTCACGACCGCGGCTACTTCTGCGGACACTACCGCGGGCGTGCCGTATGACACTGTGAGCATGGGAGTCGGAAAGAAATTCGGCGTCCCGCATATTGTGGAAAATGCCAGCCTGCTCGAGGAGAAAATATTCGACGGGTCAGACGATAGCGGCACACTGGCTGTGGATGCCGATGAGCTCGAGAAGAATCTATTCTCATTGAACGGCACGCCGGATGGCGCAAAAGTGCTCGACCTGTATTACCTAGCCTAGTTCAAAAGGAGAACGATCATGGACAAGAAAAGTTCGAACGATAGCGATTTCATCAAGGTCACCAAGGATGGTGAGACTATCGAGATCAGCCCACTGGCGCTGGCAGATCATCAGCGGCTGGGCTGGGTGCTCTTCGATGAAGACACACATGATGCCCAAACTGCGGATGCGATCGCGGCTGAAGAGAAGGCCGCCGCAGATGCCGTAGCTGCTCAAGAGAAAGCCGCGGCGGAGAATAAGGCTGTCATTGCAAAAGCGGAAGCGGACGCAAAGGCTGCTGCGGTGAAGTCGAACCCTGAAGCCCTGGCTGCCCAGAGGAGAGCCGAAGCTGCGGCCGCGGTGGCCCGCAAGAAAGCCGAAGCGGATGCTGCAGCTGCTGAGGCTGAAGCTGCCAGGAAGAAAGCGGCTGCGAAGAAGTGATCAGTGATCAGTGATTGGTAATTGGTAGATGGCCAACATTCTGACCGCTGCTGAAGCTGCGAATTTCGTTCGAACGGATACGGCTGACGCCACGATGCTGATGCTGCTGCCGTTGGTGGATAAGTTCATCCAGCGCGCAACGGGGCGGGATTGGACGGCAGATTCAACGATCAACGATGTGGCCAAGGCCGCAGCGGGCATGCTGCTTGTTTCGTGGTATGACATCCCGTCGCAGAGTGGCTCCCTCATCACGGATGCTCCGCTTACTTTTGGCGTGACCAATGTTTTGAGCCAGCTCGAAGCGGAGGCGCTGAAGTACCGCACGACTCAGTTCTATGGTTCGAATGGTGCAGGTGGTGTTGCCATCCCTGGCGCGCGTATCGGCGATGATGTGATCAAGTTGATCGGTGTGTATGGTTCGAGTGGCAGCCAGGTCTCGAGCTTCGAAAGCAAAATCACCGTGGCTGGGCAGCTCCAGCAGAGCTCCGCGAGCAATCTCTCTGGGAATTTGTATGTGGTGATCCTGAAGTCACCCGCAGACGATGTGAGCGCGTAATGCCAGTCTATACCATCAACCCTGGCGAGATGCGGACGCAGATCACTTTGCAGAGTCCGACGGTCACACAGGACCCCGGCGCCGCGCAGGTGACCACGTTTGCGAATGTGTCCCCAAACCCGACCGTGTGGGCTCGGTGGATCAACGCACATGGTCAGGAAGTTGTGACGAGCGAGGCTTTGAAAACTGTGCAGCGAGCCACGGTTACGATCCGGCACCGCACTGATATCAACACGACCTGGCGAGTGCTCAAGAGCAGTGAAGCGTGGCAGATCATCTCTGTTGATCCTGTGCGCGATCAGCGGCGCTATGTGGAGCTGGTCGTTGAGCGCGCGAAAGGCAGTGTGTGAGACGGTGTCAGGTATCAAGTATCAGGTGTCAGGTATCAGGTGAATGAATGGCAACGAGTGGAAAACTCTCCTTAAATGGTCTGGCTAATTATCTCGAAGATCTTGCTCGAGCCGGCAAGGATGTGGATGCAGCTGCGCAGCGTGCTCTCGCGAAAGGCGCTAATGAGATCCTGCCTGAAATGAAGACCCTGGTGCCCAAGGACACTCACAACCTGGAAGCCCATCTGAGCATCGAAGGACCTCACCAGGACGGCAATTTCTCTTATGTGGATATTGGCATCATCACGGCAGACAAAGAGACTGCCATTTATGGCAACGTGCAGGAGTATGGCTCATCGTCTGTCGCCGCCCAACCCTACATCCGGCCTGCGCTGAAGAGCAGGAAGGCCAGGGCGATGCGAGCGATGAAGGAATCCTTGAAGTCTGAAGGCCTGGTATGACCACGATCTTCGAGCGTGTGAAGACCGCCCTGACCACCATCAGTCCCGCAGTGCCCTTCTCATTGGCGCCCTACAAAGCCGGCACGCTGCCTGATACGTTTTTGGCTTACCAGTTGATCGTGAGCGTGCCCGAGCAGAATGCGGATGATGCGGAGATCGAGAGATCGCATCTGATCCAGGTATCCGTTTACAGCAAGGCGGGCCTGGTCTCGCTCCCGGATGTGGATACGGTCATGCTTGCTGCCGGTTTTGAAAAAGGTCGTGAACGCCAGCTTCCCCAGGACCCGGAAACCGGTCACTATGGCCTGGCGAAAGAATACATATTTGTATAGCAATAGCAACCCCGGCAAGAATTGACGAATGGTCAATTACTTGCCGGGGCAAAGGAGTAACAAGCTATGACTGCATCAGGTGAATACAAAAGCACACTAGGTCTGCGTGACCTCTATTATGCGCTGGTGACCCAGGACGATGCGAACGCGTATGCGGCTGGCACGCCCGTGTATGTGGCGCCACTGATCACGGCGAGCCATGCACCGGCCAGCAATAGTCAAACCCAATACGCGGACGATGGTCCGTATGATGTGATGACCTCCGAAGGCGAGACGAAGATCGATCTCGAAACCACCGGGATTCCCGTGCAGATCCTGGCCGCGCTGCTGGGCAAGACCTACGATGCGGCCACGGGCCGCATGTTCGATTTTGGGGCCACGCCTCCGGATGTAGCCTTGTCATTCCGCGCGATCAAATCCAATGGAAGTTATCGTTATTTCCAATATTTGAAAGGTAAATTCTCCGCGCCTTCGGAAGAGCAGAGCACCAAGACCGACACACCGGAACCGAAGACGGCGAAGATCACCTTCACCGCGGTGAAGACGACCTACCAGTTTGATTTGATCGGAGATGCGTCCCTGATGGATGGGGTGAAGCGCGTGGTTGGGGATGAAGATGCAAGCGGCTTTAGCGGCATGACCTGGTTTAGTTCTGTTCAGGTCCCGGTGGCTGGCTCGCCCGCATCGTTCACCTGCACGCCTTCACCTGCGGATGCTGCCACGGGTGTGGCGGTCAGTGTCTCCCCGACACTCACCTTCTCGAACCCATTGGCCGGCAATGCCGAAAACGGGATCATCATTACGTCTGTGGCCGGTGCGCCGGTGGATCTGGCGCGCACGATCAATGCAGCCCGCACGATCGTGACACTCAACCCCAATTCGAACTTGAGCGCAACCACACAGTATCTGATCATCGTCCCGGGTGTGACCAGTATCTATGGCCAGGCGTTGGCCGATACCGTCTACGATTTCACGACGACGTAAACGCCTTTGGCGCCTAACCCCTAGCCCCCTTCCCTGCTGGGAAGGGGGGATGTTTGGAAGGTAACACATGGATTCAGCACCGATTGAATTAGTTTTTTATAGTGGCGACGATGAAGTCATCAAGACGTACAGTCGGGCGCGGGTCCCCTCTTACCTACTGGATATGGCGATAGAACTGCAGGCGACCATGCGAACCGCTGAAGATGAAAATGCAAATTCGGATGCGATTTTTGATTTCGTCGTGGAATTTTACAGCAAGGATAAAGTACCTCAGTTCACACGTGACGAGTTGAAACTGCGGAGCGACCTGAACGAGTGTATGTCAGTGCTGTTGTCGGTGATCACGCGGGCCGGAAATCTCACGCGGAAGTTTGCCAAGGGAAACCCTACAGTCCCATCTCCGAAGAAGAAATAGACGGAGATGGGAAATGGTTCTGGGATCTCAAATGCAGCCTGGTAGAGATGTTCCACTGGAGCCTGCGCGAGATCGATCTCACGGACATCGAAAGCCTGATCCCGTTTGTGTTTCATTATCCGCAGTGGAAGGAGGCGCGCGGCGGTGTGCGCCGTGGGAATGGGCGCGTTTATGCGGATCAGGTAGATTGGTTATAAATGGCAACTATCACTCAATTACCAGGAGTACTGGATATAGAGGTTGGTCTTGGGGATGACCTGTCGCTGCTGTTGGATTGGGATATCAATCTGACCGGATATACATTTGAGGGGAAAATAAGCAAAGCCGGGACCGGCACAATTACGGATATCACAATTACTAATACCGACCTGGCGGCAGGGAAGATCACACTCATCTTGACCGACACGCAAATTCTGGCGCTGGGGGCGGAGGTGCATGGCTGGTATCTGCGTTGGACTGTTTCAGGAAACTCGCGCCGGGTGCTGACCGGTGCGTTTACCATAAAGAGTACTTGAAAAATGGCGATAGAAGTATCAGTCACACAGATAGTCATAAATGCGACGGTGGTTGAAAGCCCATTGTCGGCAGCCGTTGAAATATCCTCAGCTCCAATTCTGGTTGCGGTTTCCAATATTGGGGAGCAAGCACATGACCTTGTAACCATCGGCAGTCCTGCCAATGGTTTATCACTGAATGGTCAGATATTATCTATTGTTCCGGCATCCGCGGGTGTGACGGGCGCGCTATCTGGTGCTGACTGGAGCGCGTTCGATGCAAAGCAACCCGCAGGCGCTTATCTCACATCAGTTGTAGCGGATAGTCCTCTTTCAGGGGCAGGTACGGCTGGATCGCATTTGGTTATAGACCTTTCTGGCAGGCAACCATTAGATACCGGGCTGACATCATTAGCCGGGCTGACGTATGTTTCCACGTCATTTGTGAAGATGACGGGAGCAGATACTTTTACGCTGGACACGGCTACTTATGAGCCTGCCGATGCAACCATTGTAAAAACGGGGAATGCAAGCTGGATTGACCTGACGGATGGGGGAGCGACTACCTTACACTCACACGCCGGAGGCGGCGGATCTGCTCCATTCACTGACTCCACGGCAATCATCAAAGGTTCGGCAGACGACACAAAACTATGGCGTGTAGAAGTGGATGGATTCACAACTGGGCAGACAAGGGTATTTACACCGCCTGATGCAAACCTTACCATCACAGGCGGGGGAACTGTGGCGCTGGGAGGGTTCACCCTGACAGTCCCGGCTACGGGTACGGCGGCGCTGCTGGCGACGGCGAATGTGTTTACCGCCGTGCAGACCGTGAATCTCAACGCTGCAACAGCACAGGTAATAATTGGCGATAGTTCGACAATACATATGGATTTTTTCAAGCCATCTACGGTAGCGGCAGCTTACGCCAATGCAGGCGGGACGGGTGACAGAACATCGACCATTACCGCCACGACCTCCCTGAGCCTGGCGGGGGGAACGCCGTCAAATTGGGTAAATGGCGACCTGACCGAAACTGTTACGTGGTGGGATACTCAGGCAGTAGCCGGATTGTATATCCGTTTCTATTTCACGACCTATAAGCAGATCACGGAAGCGAAATTTTATCAGTCTAATTCAAATGGACAAGGTACGTGGAAATGGCAGGGATCAAACAATGGAACGACATGGACAGATATTGGCAGTTCGTTTACGCTAGGTGGGGCGACTACGCAAACGATGACGGAGCTTTCGGGGAACGGTTCTGGCTACCAGTATTATCAATTATTGGGCGTTTCAGGCAGTACCGTTAATAATGCGTATGCTTATGAGTTCGAGTTCAAGATTTCCGAAGTTGGCCCTGCTATTATTCAGGGTTACAGCGGCGGCTCGACTGCCAAGGGGCCTGTTTCGATCAATCCGAGCGGGGGGGATATATACATGGGCGGGAAGCAAATCTCATTCCCGATTGATGGCGTAGTGGTAATGCCTGACTATGCTAATACCTTTACCGTCGCGCAGATCATTGACCTGTCATCCAGCGCCATCGGATTGACTATCCAGGGCGCGGCTACCCAAACCCATGACCATCTCGTTATCGAGAATAGTAGCGGCACGGATATATTCGCTGTTGATAAGTACGGAAGAATTACCAGCACTATGACTTTGCCAGACGGCCAGGGTGGGGCGAACTTTACTGGAAATTCATACATTATAAACATCAACGACGCTTTGACAAACAGCGATAACAATTTCGGTTTCGATGTGGCCGTTACTTTGAACAGCGATGCAAGCACATATGGATTGACTGGGTCAAGGTTTATAACGACATTTGCTGGAAACACCAGCGCCGATCGAACAATAATTGGCGGGCAATTTCGCGCCCAAGTTGAAAGTAGCTCTAATGTATATATGCAGGCTGCGGTGGGCGGCGATTTTCTGGCAGTTTCTTCGGGTTCGAGGCCAAGTTGGATTAGCGACGCTGCTTATGCGGGACGGTTCGGCATTGAACTGGATAGCAATACAGCACACACGACTGCGCTGGCTGCGGCGCTGTATGTGCCTGCTCCAACGAAGGGCGCAAACATCACTATAACCACATTGTACGGTCTAAAAATTGATGACGTGAATGTTGGCGCTACGAACTACGCAATCTACACCGGCGCGGGATTGGTGCGCTTTGGCGACGTGGTAAATACGACCGCATCCTATCAGGTGGACGGCGCGCAGGTAGTCACCAACCGCGTGATAGACGCACGAATCGATGACGCGATCAATTCAGGCGACGCCACAACGGACGGAGTAATCGATGCGATACGGGATGCGCTGATTTCTCACGGCTTGATTGCGGCAGCATAAGGAGCAACGATGGCACTTACTCGACTACCTAACACACCATCGGCAGGACAGGCGGCATACCGTTTCCAGTATTCGACCATGACCGCAATCATCGACAAGAAGGCGGACCAGGCCGCGCATTATCTCTTCGACATCGGGCAGGGAAATCACGGCACGCCCGAAGCGCCGCGCACCTATGCTGATTTATCGGCGGCCGAGAAGTTGAAAATATTGGACAAGCATGTTTTGAGCGTTATTCTGGACGCGTCCAAATCTTACAAAGCAAACGCCGACGCGAACGCAGCCCGAGACGCGGCAATCGCAGCGGAAGATGGCGAAGTCGTTACCGCATGACCGACCTCAAACCGCCCACCGCGCTAGACCTGATCGTCTGCTCCGTGCTCATCATGCTGGCAATGATATGCGGCGCGTGCGCGCCGATACTATATTTTTGGAAAGGATAAACGATGAAACTGAAACTCTCTCAGATCGTGAATGGTTACTCCGCGCTTATGGCGGTCGGCACTGAGAAAATGCCGATCAAGCCGGCGTACAGTCTCCAGCGGAATATGCGCCTGCTGCAACCGGAAGCCGAGCAATTCGAGAAGACCCGCGTGGACCTCATCAAGACGAAATACGGAAAGCAGGGCGACGGAGATTCCTACACTGTCTCTGCGGATCAATTGCCCGCATTCCAAAAGCAAATTGAAGAATTGCTATCTGTGGAGATCGACGTGGATGTGCATACGATCAAGATCGTTGAGCTGTCGGACAAATTTGAAATCTCGCCTGTTGCACTTATGAACCTGGATTGGATGTTCACAAATGGCGAGACGCCGGAAGCCAGCAAGAAGCCACGGAGACGGGCTAAATGATCTTCCAGGACGATTTACGATTGAGGATTGGCGATTGTGGCCGGTGAAGTAGAACGACTTTCAGGCAAACTCGGACTCGATACTACTGATTTCAAGACCGCGCTGGGGGCGGCGAATCGTGAGTTGCGTGTCCTGGAGAGTGGATTCAAGGCCTCCGCGGCCGCGCTGGGGGATTGGACGAAGGACGCCACAGGCCTGGAGAGCCGCGTCAAGAGCCTGACGGGGCAAATCGATATCCAGAAGTCGAAGGTGGATGCACTGCGGGCAGAGCATGAACGGCTGGTGGAGGCCAATGGCGCCAACAGCCGGGCCGCGCAGGATGCGGAGATCAAGCTCAACAAAGAGACCGAGACGCTGGGTAAGATGCAGGTGGAGCTGAATGGCACCGAAGAAGCTCTGCAGGAGATGGAGAGCGGCGAGGAGGAAGCCGGAGACGCCGCGGAAGATATGGGGGAGCAGGTGGAGGAAAGCGGCACGAAGGTCGAATCGTTCAAGGGTGTGCTGGCCGGTATGGGTGTGGTGGCCGCAGGCGTGGTGACAGCAATTGCTGCGGTGGGCGCGGCTGCTCTGGCTGCGGTGGCCGGGATCAGCGCGCTGGTCTTCAAGGCGTCGGAGGCTGCGGCAGAGCTGGTGGATATGAGCGCCAAGACGGGGATCTCGACGACGCGGCTTCAGGAGTTATCTTTTATCGGCGAACAGGTGGGGACGAGTCTGGATACGATCACGGGCGCGCAGGCGCGGCTAGTGCGGTCGATGTTCAGCGCAACGGAGCAGCAGCAGAAGTTCGATGATGCGCTTGCCGAAGGGAAGTCAGAAGACGAGATTCCGATCGGCGATCTGGCTGTGGCATTCAACACGTTGCGTGTGAGCACTATGGATGCCAACGGCGAA